CGGCGCTATTACGCACCTCATTGATTGCTTCAACTAAATCAGTGGAAGTTGTTTGAAGAGAAGCTGCATCACCAATGGTAGAACCAAGTTGATTAGTCTTAACTCTCCATTGTTCGAATGTATCTTCTAAACTTACGTTTATGACAGACATTTACTTCTCTCTTATTTTTGGACATGTGCTAATATCTGACTTAGCATTTGCTTAATGTCTTGAACTTCCCCTTTAAGCTGTTTAATGTCCTGTGTGTTTTGTTCAGTTTCTTCTCTGGATTTAAGTAATGCCTTGCGATGTTTTAAGTATGCATTTCTAGCACTATCATCTGTATTTACAATAGCGCCAGAATGTAGGTCTCGATAGAGACCTACTTCGTTTTCAACTTTAACAGCTTTATGCACAAGCAATCACTCGCAATTCTTTTACGCGCGGTACTTGTGCGCTATTACCAGATTTGAATACTAATTTAACAACAACACCATCAAATTCTGCAAGATCTGTCAAATCGTATTGTACATCTACGAATTCGTCTGGATTAGAAGTTTTCTTAACATTTTTTGTAGGTGTTGTAGCACGAACAAATGAATGTTGAGAGATATCTCCATTTGTACCAGTTGGAATTAGTTTATACCAAACTTCAACATCTGCATCAGTTACAGCAGGAATATTAGCTGAGAACATAACTTTCAAGAATGTTGAAGGTTGTTCTAAATTAATTAGACGTGTTAAGTACTTAGATGTTGCAGTACCACCGATTGGTACACTTTCATCAATGAAATTATCTTTCAATGTGATAGTAGTGTTAGATGGAGATTCAGTTTCAAATCCATCATAATCAGTTGTAATAGTTGAACCATCTGCAGCAATAGCAGTAACTAATACAGGTAATATTGTATTATTATTTGTTGTATCGCTAACAGAAATATACTTGCCAACTGTAATTGAGCGAACAGCTGCTCTTGCAGTTGTTGGAACAAATATTGTACCTGGCGCACCCGAGTCAAACGTAAATCCAGAAATTGAATCTGCAATAATGATGTCGTCTAAACCTGCAACGTTTTTGGTTGCATATGTAAAGTTATCTACGCGGTTTTTGATTGTTGCTACAGATAAGCGTGATGTATCAATAATTGGAGATAACGCAGAATTATCTGTGTTTAATCTTGCGATAACTTTTAATGACTTATCTCCATTTAAACTGATTGCATTTACTTCATTAATTGCAGAAGCAACTTGTTGTGATGAAGTAAAGAATACAGTTTCATTAGGAATCACACTAATTGCTTCATTAGCAAAATTGTATGATGTATCAGTTGTCAACATTTCATATGTCAACGTTGTGTCAGAGAATGTTTGTGATTGTGTAATTAGCTGAGCAGCATCCATTGGAACGTTCTCAGAAACAACAATATCAGCACCACCAACAAATCCTGTAGCATCAGCTGCTGTACCAGTATCAATAACATATGAATCTGATTCTGGGTTGCTAATGATAAATTCACCATTTAAACCAGAAGAAGAAGTTGTAATAATACCGTTATAGTCTCCATCAGCAACGTTAGAAATAATTACTGTTGAACCAGCTGGCATACCATGATTACGATGCGATACACGTACCTTAGATGAATCAACTGTTGTCTTAAATGGATTTGCATCTAAAACTGCAGGAGGAAGGATATCATTAGTGAATGTAGCCACACCTTCTGTGTTTGTATTAAACTCTGCACGATATACAGTAAACTTCAAATCTTGTTCTTGGTTAGCAGTCCATGTAGAAGCATTTTGTGATTTAAACAATACGCCTGCATATGGTTGTTCAGAGATGAAACGATCTGTACCAATGTTCTTTTCACCAAGTTGTGAAATCCAAACACGATAGTTATTTGAATCAGATAGAAGAACAATACAGTATTCAGTTTCGTCTTGTACATAAACAGGAGATTCAAATGTGAATGTAGTTGGTACAGTCGCATCATTAGATGTTAGAATTTGATCTGGGTTTTTAGTAACTTTAGAGAAAGGTAAAATACCTGGACCTGGGTAACCGTTTACAGATTCACGTAGCTGTAATGTAACTGGAATGTTTGCATCTTTAGTAGAGAAGAAGATATCAACTTTAGTTAAGAACGCACCACCCTTAGAACCAATCATAATAGTTTGGGCAAGAGGGTCATACCATCCAGTATCGCGAACGATACGTTCAGGAGAGAAGATTTCTTCTGTACGAGATTCAGACGTTGCGCGTGTAACAATTTCAGAGTTACGAACAGCATTAACAGAACGCTGTTTAGTTTCTAATGTACCTTGTGCACGATATGTACCACGACCTTGTGTTGTAAAGTCATTTCCGCCTGTTGAACTATCACTCAACTTAAATTCACGAACGCCTGTGCGGAAACGCATAGTGTCTGTATTTGGAATTGAGAAAATACCAGCTAAGTTACCGTTAAAGTTTGTAACTAGGTTAGAACCCTTAGTTGCAGTAGCAATTGCTCCTGAACCTTGGATAATATATTCTGCACCAGATAAAGAACCTTTAATTATGTCTCCACCTTGGAATGCACCAGTTACGTTTAGAACGTAAATAGCTTCTGCACCAGTGTCAGTAGTTTTTTCTTTCAATACTGCAACACCACGAGCTGGTGATGTTACTTGTGAGTTATATGTTGTACCGCCGCGTGTCTTAACATATACAACGTCACCTTTGTTAAATGATACTTCAGGTTTACCACCAACTTGACGACCAATATCAGCAGCTGCTGCACCAGCGTTAGTTTCTGTGTCAAACTCTAATGATCCATTTTGTGTAATTGGAAGACGTGTAGCAGGAGTTACATATGCATGAATTGATGCATCATCAAAGAATGGATTTAATTTTGTATTTGGTTTTAAACCACGACATACAAATAATAGTTCACGTTCACGAATATATGGAATAACTGCAGTTTGAAGTACTTTATCGTCGATTACTTCATAATCAACTTTAGGCACAACAGAAGTTGTAATACCTGAACGAGATTGTCCAACTGTAGTAGCTTGAGTTTGGAATGTTAATACACGAGCACCAGCAGCACCGTTACCAAACGATGTTGCATCACCGCCAATAGCACGAAGTTCAGCAGCAGTAAATGTGCGACGATCCATCCAACGACCAGCACCAAGACCAAAGTTCGTAGTATCAAATCCACGTGAAACAACTAAGCGATCGATATTACGTGTTTGACCTGTCCAAGTTGTTTGCCATGCATTCCACACAGTACCAAGAACACCTTGTTTTTCTAACTGTGTTTGTACAGCAGAGAAGTTACCTTCTATATTTGTGATGATATCTGGACGACGATCTGTTTCAAACCAATCATCAGATGGTGGATTCAACGACATTTGACCTAAGAACGTAAACACCGCAAATGGATTAACGTTTTCAGTACGAGATGCAAATGGTTGAGTAATGAACTTGAGATGACTATATGGTAATGAAATAATATCACCAGTTAATTGATAACCATCTGCGGTTCTATCACTAGCAATTTGATTTTCTTCAACAATATTTACGTTATCCATTGTATAGAATGGACGTAATTCTTGTGCAGTCATATCAATAGAACAACGGTAATCAGTAGATGCAACGTCGCCTAAGTCTTGACCTTTAAAGTTGTCAACGATAAAACCATTTTTGAAACGCTCTAAACCAACTTCATCTTTGATTGTAAGAGATTTTGTTTCGTTCTCTAATAATGAAAGAGCTGTGTAGTATTCTAAGTTTTCAATACGCTTATCTAATTTACCAATATCACGCATTGTGTAGCGTTTAGTATCAATAGTTTCGATAGTAACTGAGCCATCGCTTGGGAATGCTGTATATGGAGCAACGTTTAGTTTTGCTAGCATCATTCCAAGAGTAGGATCTTTTGGTTCTTGTGGAGCTGTGCTTGCTACACCAGAAACAGTAAAGAATTTACCTTCGATATCTAGCGCTAATTTGTCACGACGTGCAAGATAGTGTGAATAGCTTGCAATTGTTTCGAAACCAAGTTTTGGTAATTCTGAAGGTGATGCACCTGTGCTACTGTAACCTGTACCAGCATCATTAATGCGTGGACGGAAATCCATCACATCAGCAAGAGCAATCATACCACCAGGAGGTGTGAAGTATGGAATGTTTTCAAATGGAATATCTGAATATGAATCTACAGTGAAATAGTCACCAGCAGTACCAGTTGTGTGATCGAAATAATCAAAGATTACACGAACTGCACCTTTTGGAACTGGATATCCAGGTTTACGTGTGATTGTAGCCACATCATAGTGTGTTTCACGTTGACCATTATCAAAAGTATACCAATCAGTAATATCAGTTGTTTCAGCTGGATCAGAAGATGCAGTAAATCCGCTATTCTTCATGCGAATAGCAACAATGCGATATCCGTCAGCTTTAGCAAGTGACAATGTCAAAGGTTGAACTGCTGCAATAGATGTAAAATCTTTTACTGCATTACTTACAAGTGTCTTCTTCTTTTCCTGAGCGATTGTACCAGCTTTACGAACTGGAGCAAATACTGTATATGAAGATGATTGTGATAACCCAGTAATT